GCAGTAAGGACGCCCACATGAAGTTTAACGGCTACGGCTACGGCAACGGCGACGGCTACGGCTACGGCTACGGCTACGGCTACAGCTACGGCGACGGCAGAGGCTACGGCAACGGCTACGGCTACAGCAACGGCGACGGCGACGGCGACGGCTACTGCAGAGGCAACGGCTACGGCAGAGGCAACGGCTACGGCGAAGGCTACGGCAACGGCCACGGCGACGGCCACGGCACCGCACTTACCACCACAGACGGCGACGGCTGGGTGATACACATACTGACGGCACCTGCAGTAAGGGGGAGCTTATGAAGAACGATGTAATTCGAGTGGAGTTTCGTCCAGACCACCAATGGCAGATTGAGGTCACCGCGTTCGAGCTTGATCCAGACCAGTTCGGTCTGGACAACTGGTACAAGTCGGTTGACTATATGCCTAAATGGATACAAGATAAGTTAAGAAAATTACAAATAATGCCGTCACCACCTCCAGAACACAACATCGAAGGTATCGGCCGACGCATGGGGGCTAATGTCTTCTGGGTGTATCCTGACGACTAGTAACGGAGAAGCGAATGTTTTTTAAACCGTGCAAGAGCTGCTACAAGCTGTTTTCCTATAAAGCGGGGGAGGAGTGGAAATCGCACTGTTTACCTTGTTATCTGTCAAAGCAAGGTAAAACACAGGGGCCTCGACCAAACCCGAATCTGAATGCAACTGGAATACCCGATGATATTTTGCGAAAACTAATAATCCTATGTCACCCAGACAAGCACGGGAACAGTGAACTGAGCAACGCCACGACAGCGTGGCTACTAAACCTAAAACAGAAACGCGAAGAGTGGAAGAACTACAAATAACTACTGTTATCGAGGCACCGACATGGCAATGACGCCAGAGAAAAAAGTCAAACAACGCGCAGTCGCGCAACTCAAAACAATGGGTGCGTATTACTTCTACCCAGTGACCGGGGGGTATGGATCGAGCGGGGTGCCGGACATCGTGTGCTGCCTCAACGGCAGGTTCATTGGCATCGAGTGTAAAGCTGGGAAAGGAAAGACTACGGCCCTGCAAGAAAAGAACTTGAGCGAGATACGTGCCGCCGGGGGAGTAGCACTGGTAGTGAACGAAGAAAACGTAGACCAACTAACGCAGTTACTCAAATCTGAGTAAGTTGGGCAGGCCCCCAGCCGGAGGTGGGGTAAAACACCGGCAGCGCAAGAAGAGGGCGGGTTTTCTGTCTCCCCCGCCACGTAGAGACGACGCACTGGTTGCCCGGGCGGGAACAAACCTCTGGTGCCATCGAGGAAGCGTGCTTTGATTGCGTACCGGTCTCGCCAGCGGTGAAATCTGGCGTGCTAACAATTCAACCTAGGAGCAACAACCATGAAAGCGCAAAAACGACTAAAAGCAGAAGACGTACGACACGAAGTATTCCGCCAGTTGATTGACTTGCTCTGGGGCTACCACGGCGAAGCACTCAAGGACTTGGCCGACGAGGCAGGTATGCACTGGACAACGATATACGCTTGGCAAAGAGGGCTGACGTACGCCCCGCGCATCGACAAAATTGCAGCGGTGGCGGCGGTGCTGGGTTACAGACTGGAGTTGAAGATCAGCAGCGCAACCCCTGTGCTTCGGAGAGTGAAATGAAAGACGTTCCAGAAGGCGCGGAAAGTGCGGTCGCAGAACTGTTTAATAAGATTCTGCGCGCCATCGGCGAGTGGGAAGAAAAGATCAACAAGTCAGAGGAGTTCCGCGAGGACGTGGTGATTAACACCGCGATCAACGTGCTGTCAGTGCTGACAATGGAGTACGGCTACAAGCCTGAGTTTATTATCCACGCCGTGCTGACAAGTCTACGCATCAACGGCGCGTTCGACGACGAGCCGACTGTCCACTGAGGGGGAATGGTGATGCTCTACGAAGTGATGTGTATCGCCATGGCGATATACTGGGAAGCACGAGGCGAGCCGATAGAAGGCCAGTTCGCTGTCGGGCAGGTAATCATAAACAGGATGCACGATCCGCGCTATCCGTCAGACGCTTGCAGTGTGGTCTACGAGGGAGGCGAGGTTAGGAACGAGTGCCAGTTCTCTTTTTACTGCGATGGCAAGTCTGATCAGCCGACAGACTATGTGCCGTGGAAAGTGGCGCAGTTGATTGCTCAGGCTGTTTACGAGGGCAGGGCTGCGCCAGTGATAGGTGAGGCAACGCATTACCACGCCACGCGAGTGCGGCCTGACTGGGCGAGTACAGGGCAGGTTGTGGGCAGGGTGCATGACCATATTTTTTATAGAGGTGTGAAATGAGTGACAAACTAGGCTTGGCACAACGCGAGAAATACTGGAACGAGCGCGACATCGAGGAAAAGCTGGACGCACTGCGGGAACAGGTGCAGCAGTTGACGTACCAGCTAGGGCAGGTGTGCGGGATAGTGGAGACGCTATTGCACCACAGTCACGCGGATGGAAAGATCGTTGCTCCGATTGAGCACCGACAAAGACACGAAACATATATCCCAAACTCGTTGAGGTTTAACCATGACAAATGATCCTATGTTTATAACGCAAGTTGAGCTTGCTAACCGCTGGAGAATCAGCGAGGCGACATTGGAGCGTGATCGCTCGTTAAAGAAAGGAGTTCGCTATATGAAGATCGGAGGTTTGATCCGCTACCGATTTGAGGATGTGCTGGCGTACGAGAACTCGCGTATGCACGAGACCGAGGTGCAGAAATGAGCCAGATCGTGGCATTACCACCCAAGGTGGACGACAGTTGTGTGCAGGTGCTTGATGAGGCGCTGGCCGCTGCCAAGCGCGGTGATATTGTGCGCGTAGGAATCATCATGCGCCGTACAGCAGGGGAGTGGTCGACAGCGTTCTCGGCCAGTGACGACTCTGCGCAGGATGCAGGCATGCTGCTGGAGCTTGCCGTGCGGCGACTCGGGTTTGCGTTCAGAAAGGAGGGGGAGTCATGACACGCGATGACATTATCCGCATGGCGCGAGAGGCTTGGGGTTTGGAGTTTATACCCGAGTCGGATGTACCGAAACTGGAACGATTCGCAAACCTTGTCGCGATCAAAGTGGCCGCGAGTGAGCGCGATTGGATGCGGGAAACAAACATCAAGCTGATCGCCGAGGCTGTTTCCGCCGAGCGTGAGGCGTGTGCGAAGGTGTGCGAGGACATGGACGACGAATACAAGGGCGAGGATGTGTTAGCTACTTGGTGCGCCAAGGCAATCAGAGATCGAGGTGTGAAATGAGAAGATACCGCGCTGAACTAAAACAAAGCTCGATCTTATGCTTCTTGTATTGCGTTCGCTGCGGGGATGGCACGCGTGTGCTATATGAGGGCTCTAAATCTCAGTGTGACGCTGTTGCGGCCGAACTTGAGACCGCATTCAGGGATGGCGAATTTGTCGCCACCTCCGCACAGCAGGCGAGGGTGATGGCGCTGGAGGAGGCGTTGCGGTCGATACTGGGCTGGAGGGAGCTGCGATCTGGCGCGGGAGAAATACCGATAGTCAGAATTGAAGAAATAGCTCGCGAAGCACTGAGCGCCACGGCGCGGGAGGGTTGAAAATGGGCGGAAAATGTTCCACGCAAGAATGCGATCAATCACGAGCAAAGAGACATAATGCAAGGCCGATCAGCTGCGACCAAGTTGCGTGGATGCTGGATGCAATAGGGCGATATATTCCAAGAGACAGCCACCCTAGAGTAAGTCGCGCCAGAGACATGCAGATGTATGGTTTGCTGTATGAGCTGATGGATGTTGCAAACCTGAGATTCGAGGATGATTCAGCACGTTGGAACGGGACGCCAAACGAAGCCCGAGACTATGGGCTGATAACCAACTACTGCCCGTGGTGCGGCGGGAGGCCGGATAGAGTTCACGCAGAAAAGGAGCCAACATGAGCGAAGAAATCAAGCCGGTGGCAGTGATAAAGCACGAATTCGGGGTCGCACCGATTCATCTTCCTGACGGAACAAAACTCTACGCCATCCCCGCCACCCACAGGATAGTGCCGGTGGAGTTGCTGGAGCGCTGTTCACGAGAGTTTCAATCAATGGAAGGGACAGAGCTTGCATACCCAGAACACGCTTCAGCAGTGCAGTGCTACCACGAACTACAAGCCATCATCGACAAGGTGCCGACATGAGCGAATTCATAGGACTGACCTTTGAAGAGGTCGAAGAGATCATCAAGAACAATATCAAGATCACCGACCCGAGGCTGTACGAAGGGGTCTTCGGCGTAGCGGTGGACATTGAAATGGCCCTCAAGGAGAAGAACACATGACAGCGCATTACTTGTTCGCCAAGTGGTCACGACGCGGCGAAGTGGAACGAATTATCTACAACATCATCGGCACCGACGATTTCACTCGCGCGGATGTGGTGCGTCTCGCACTGGAGCAGGGAGGGGTGCTGTCCAAGCTGCAAACCAAGTCCCGCCGTGCTGCAGTGGACGACGCCATAATCGAGATGCGAAACTTCAAGCGCGTGGAAATTACCCGTCCAGCAGGCGGGCGCGGCGAGGCCCACATCTACCGATGCGTGGAGATACCCGAGGCAGAGGATACTTTCCCCGTGCCGGATCGCCCGGCATCCACGATGACAATCCGCGAAGAACTGATTGCAAGGCTTGCTTGTGCGATGGTAGGCAACCCGGAATTCTACGGCGCCAACCGCCCCCTTGATCTGGTGACCAAGATCAACACCTGTGCCGTTGAGCACGCCGACGCGCTGATAGCAGCGATGGAGAAAAGCAAATGAAATGTATTCTTTTTGGTTGCTTGAATGACGCGCCATTCGGCGGCTTTTGCCAAGAGCACAACACTAACCGTAACTGGCCGGAGTATCAGGCTGTTGGTTGCATGGGAGATGCTCCGACGGTGAAAATAACAACCCCCACCGCTGACGAAATACTAACGACCGCTGCCGGGCATCTGAAAGATCGTGCGGTCACCTACGACCAGCCGCAGGGTGAGCGCAGCATGGGCAAGACGGTAGCCATGTTCAACACGTTGACCGAGCATGGGCTGACGGAAGAACAAGGCTGGCTGTTCATGGCCTGCCTGAAAATGGTACGCGCACAGGCGGGCAGATACCGTGCCGATTCCTACGAAGATGGCGCGGCATATTTTGCCTTGGCCGGAGAGAGCGCAGCACAGGAGCGGGTATGAGATTCAAGAAACTCACCCCCACGGCGACCACGCCGACACGCGGGACACCCGGCGCGGCCGGGCTTGATCTGTACTCAGACACCGAGTGTCTGCTGGTGAATTACGCCACGACGATGGTCGGCACAGGGGTTGCTGTAGAGATTCCCGAGGGCTACGTGGGGCTGGTGACGGTGCGCTCCAGTCTCGGCAAAGCCGGGGTGTCGTTGGTCAATGCCGTCGGCGTCATCGACTCCGACTACCGGGGAGAGATCATGCTGGCGCTGATCTACTCTGCCAGTGTCGGCGGGCACTACGTGCACCGTGGGAGTCGCATCGGCCAGCTGGTCGTCGTGCCGGCTCCGCTGTTTGATCTGCAGGAAGTGGACGAGCTGTCTGAGACAACACGAGGCACCGGCGGTTTCGGGAGCACTGGAAGATGAACGACGACATTGAAGAACAGTTGGTTGATAAACAGACCATTGATCGCAATGCGTTGGACGAAGCCATCAAGAAGTTTCTCGCCAAAGGCGGGAAGATCACGCAAGTACCTGCCGGGGTCACCACCCTCGGCGCTATCGCTGACCACGAGGCTCGGCGCAAATTGGAAAGAATAAAGAACTTTGGAGATAAGGGATGAACGAAAAATTTAACGTAATGCTCGACTTGGAGACGCTGGACACTAAGAGCACAGGGGTCATCCTGTCCATTGGGGCAGTGATGTTTACGCCGCGTGGGACAGGCCCAGAGTTCTACCGCACAATCGACGCGCAGTCGGCCATCGACGCCGGGCTGACCGTATCAGGCGGCACCTTTATGTGGTGGATGAAGCAGAGCAAGGAGGCCCGCAAGGCGTTGTTCATGAACAATATCCCGCTGGAAGATGCGCTGCAGGACTTCTCGGAATTTCTCAACACCTACTCGGAGCCAAAGGAACTGTGCGTGTGGGGCAACGGCTCCGATTTTGACAACGCCATGCTGGCCCACGCCTACAACAAGCTGAAGCTCCCGGTACCTTGGCAGTTCTGGAACAACCGCTGCTACCGCACAACGTGCGATCTTCTCAACGACCGCATCCGACCGCAGGAAGGCGTCCCGCACAACGCGCTGGACGACGCCAAGTCACAGGCCAATCATCTGGTGCAACTGTTCAAGGCGCGGGCGGTGTGGTGATGCAGATCGTGGTCGACGTTGAATGCTATCCAAACTACTTCCTTGCCATGTTCCGCAGGGATGATGGAAAGTTTCGGGCATTCGAGAAATATGATGGGCACCCTCTTGATAGGAAGGCAATGCTCGCCCTGATGCTGACGGAAGGTGTGGAGCTGGTGTCATTCAACGGCAACAACTACGACATTCTGATGTGCCGATTGGCCCTCGCAGGGGCACCTAACGACGAACTGAAGGACGCGTCAGACGACATCATCCTGAACGAGCTGCGCCCGTGGCAGTTCTACCGCAAGTATGAGGTGAAGGAGATCGTGTACAACCACGTCGACCTCATTGAAGTGGCAGTTGGGCAGGTTGGCTTGAAGATTTACGGCGGCAGGCTGAGCACGAAGCGGCTACAAGACCTGCCGTACAACCCTGACATGAAGCTGACCCGAGAGCAGATGATCGAGGTGCGGGAATACTGCAAGAACGACACACAGGTCACGGCCGAATTGGCTGAATATCTGGCCCCGCAGATCGACCTGCGCCGCGCTATGAGTAAGCAGTACGGGGTTGACTTGCGATCCAAGTCAGATGCGCAGATTGCAGAAGCCGTGCTCAAGGCTGAGTACACGCGCCTCGTTGGAGAAGACCCTCCCAAGACCGAGATTCGCTACACCACGTTCAAGTACGAGCCGCCGGAGTACGTGCGCTTCCAGACGCAGCAGTTGAAGGATTGCTTCGACACTATCTGCTCTGCCGATATGGTCATCCAGAAAACAGGCCACGTCAAAATGCCGGCTCAGATCGAGAAGATGGTGATCACTATCGGTGGCAATCAGTACAAGATAGGTATCGGCGGGCTGCACTCACAAGAGTCCAGTGTTGCACACTTCAGCGACGATGATGTGGTGCTGATAGACCGTGACGTGACCTCTTACTACCCCAACCTCATGCTCAACATGGGGATGTCCCCGCCGTCTTTTGGTAAGTACTTTGAACCAGTGTACCGGGGTATTCTGGAGCGCCGCGTGGAGGCAAAAGCGAACAAGGATTCCGTCACTGCCGACGCCCTCAAGATCGTTCTCAACGGCACGTTCGGCAAAACCTCAAACAAGTACAGCTTGTTGTACAACCCGAGGATGATGATACGCACAACTCTGACGGGCCAGTTGTCGCTTCTGATGCTGATTGAGATGTTGGAGCTGTGCGCGATCCCAGTGGTGTCGGCGAACACCGACGGCGTGGTGATGAAGTGCCCACGTGACAAGCTAGGGTTGCTGGAAAAGATCATTGCCAAGT